CCGCGGCGACTCCCGGCTCAACGACTGGCCCGACGCGATATGGAAGCTCGTGCGTGACAAAGACGAGGAGAACCCCGATCTGGACGACGTATCCGGGAGCCGTTACTTCAGTGCATTCGGACGCGACGTCGACTGGCCACAGAGCGAACTCACGTACGACGCGGGCAGCCGCCGCCTCAGCATTGGGGAAGCCGCCCCGAACAGGAAACTCGCGACGGCCAGAAAAAATGCGCGAGTGGCAGACGAGGCGGTAATGCACGCTATATCCGAGAAGCCCGGACTCACCAAGCGCGGCCTCCGCGAGGCGTGCAAGAAGTACGGCGCGACCCACCATCAGGACGTCGACGACGCGGTCGAGCGGCTCGTCGAGAACGGCCGGATCTGGCGCCAGAAGAACGGCGCCGCGCAGCTCCACTGGCCCGGAAACGAGCCCGAATCAGCCGCCTCCGAGGGGGGTGTGCCCAACGTGCCCAACTTGTTCTCCGATGATTTGGGCACACCGGCGGCCAAGGGGGGTGCCAGTGTGCCCTTTAGGGCACCCCCCGCTGGGCACACCTTGGCGGATTCGAACGTGCCCAATGCCGACCGTGCCCAAACCCAGGACTGGGCACACCCAGACCCCCAACCGGCCAAGACCTGCCCCGAGTGCGACGTCACGATCCCCCGCTACCAGACCCGGTGTGGGCCATGCACGGTAGCCTTCGTCGAGCGCAACCGAGGAGTGACGTCCTCGTGAAGCGGAAATGCGAATACTGCAACAACCGCGACGTGACCGACGCCTTCGTGTGCACCGCCTGCATGTGGCGAGCATGCAAGGCTCTACAGAAGGTCCCGGCCCTCGCGTCGGAGCTGGCAATAGTGATAACCCGTCAGACGAGATATGGCGGGAATAGCGAGATAGGAGGCGGAGCAGAGACGCCGGTCGTGTTCAGCGTCGACGCCTCGAATGCAGAGCACCAGCTGCGGAACACACTGAGCACCTGGTGCCGGATATATGCCGAGGAGACCAAGCGCGACCTCCCAGACGACTCGCTCGCCGCGATGGCCGGCTACCTGCGCGGGCTGTCGGAGTGGTTCCGTCACCACCGGGCTGCGGCGGGGTTCATCGACGAGGTCACGAGCACCGTCGACGAGGCCATGGTCGCGATCGACTCGCCGCCCAACCGCACCGTCGTCGACGTCGGACCCTGTCCGGACCTGGACACCGACGGCGGACACTGCCCCGGCGAGGTGAGCGCGTACTTCCCGACCGACGGCTCTCGCCCGCACCTGACCTGCAACGTCTGCGGTGCCACCTGGTACGCCGAGAGCTGGTACCGGGCAGGCCGCCGGATCAGCAGACGACACGCCGAGATGATGGCCGATGCTTGAGCCTCGCGGAGGTACCCTGGCTGGCGATGAACACGACCGAGCGTGCCGTCCTGGTGGACATTCCGCTGGCCTCGCTCGGCTCCGGCGTCCCGCGGTCCACGATCCGACGCTGGCTCAGCGAAGGTCGGCTCACCCGTCACGGCGCACGCAAGCCCTATCGGGTCGACCTGCATCGGGTGATCGACGTCCGCGACACGCTGCGCCGTGCTGCTTGACATTCACCGGGAGTTCGAGTGAGCATTAACACCGTCACTGTGGTGACCCATTGCCAGGCAGGCTCGTGATGGCCTCCCTGATGAGCAACAAGCTTCCACTCCCCAGCAACATCGAGCCCACCCGTGCAGAAGCCACGGCCACGCGGCGCTGACAACCCGTACGGCTGGGACCACCAGCAGCTCCGAGCACAATGGGCGCCACTCGTAGCCACCGGCCAGATCATCTGCCGCCGAGCACCCTACGGCGAATGCCGAGCACGCAACCCCTACATCCGCCCCGACGAGCCCTGGGACCTCGGCGACCCAGACGAGACCGTCCCCGCACCCAAAGCCCCCGAGCACAGAGGCTGCAACCGCTCGACCGGGCTCACCAACAGACGACAGGCACGCAACCAACAGACCAAGCGACGGAGGTGGGTGCTGTGACCCCACCAACGACCCCCCCGGTTTTTGAGAATCGACAGGCTCCTGACCCGCCAGTCAAGCCTGATCCCTCTCTGATCGGCGGATGTCACGCCGTGACACGGCGATGAACGCCCGATGTGCAGCATGCGCGATTGATTTCGAGCAGAAGCAGGCGACGCAACGCTTCTGCTCCGCGCGGTGCCGTCAGCGTGGACACAGGGGCGGTGCGGCGAGTCGGTCGGCGCCCCGTCCCGGACTCGTCGGTGTGACGGAGCGGGAGCTGGAGCAGGCAGGTCGGCTCGACACACGGCTCGGACAGATGGCTGTCGCGTTGGCCGAGAAGCTGGCCGCCGGCCGGGATACGGGTTCGGCGATGGCCGCGGTCTCCCGGGAGTTCCGTTCGGTGATGGACGAGGCGATGCGGGGCGCGATGATCGAGACGGACGAGCTGGACGAGCTGGCGGCGCGGCGTGACAGTAAGCGCGCTGGTTAGGCCCGCATACCTCGAGGTCCCGACCTGGCATGACACGCTCGGGCCCGAGGTGGCGGACCTTGCTCGGATGGCCGACTTTGCTCCGGATCCGGAGCAGGAGCTGATCCTCGACGCGATCTTCGGGTTCGACAGGGCGGGGAAGTCGGTCGCCTTCGAGGTGTGTGTGATCTGCGCTCGGCAGAACCTGAAGACGGGCGCATTCAAGCAGGCGGCTCTCGGGTATCTGTTTCTGACGGATCAGCGGCTGATCGTGTGGTCGGCGCATGAGTTCCCGACGGCGCAGGAGGCGTTCCGGGATCTGTCGGCGCTGGTGACGAACTGTGACATGCTCCGCAAGCGGGTGAAGCGGATCTACGCCGGCAACGGCGACGAGTCGATCGAGCTCCTGAACGGTCAGCGGCTGATCTTCCGGGCGAGGACGAAACGCGGCGGCCGTGGCCTCTCGGGCAGCAAGGTGTTCCTCGACGAGGCGTTCGCGCTGAAGCCGGAGCACATGGGCGCGCTGGTCCCGACACTGTCGGTACAGCCGGATCCGCAGGTCATCTACGGGTCGTCGGCCGGCCTGGTCGACTCGGATGTGCTGCGGGAGATCCGTGACCGGGGCCGGGTCGGTGGGTCGTCGTTGGCGTACATCGAGTGGTGTGCTCCGAAGGGCGGCTGCGTCGAGCGGTTCTGCACGCACGCGAAGACGGCTGAGGGTTGTGCGCTGGACGATCCGGTGAATCTTCAGGCGGCTAACCCGCTGATGGGGAAGCTGCGGGCGAACGGAACTGGGTTGACGTTGGAGTATCTGCGGGATGAGCGGCAGACGATCCCGCCGATGGAGTTCGCTCGGGAGCGGCTCGGCTGGTGGGATGAGCCGGATTCGCTCGAGGCGGTCTTCGGGCCTGGCGCATGGGCGGCGTGTGCCGTGGAGCCGACGAAGGTGCCGAAGCGCGGCATTGTGCTGGGGCTGGCGGTGTCGCTTCATCGGGAGTGGTCGTCGGTCGGTGTCGCGGCGCCGTGGAAGGACCGGGTGCTGATCGGTGCTCATCTACGCCAGGAGGGCACGGAGTGGCTGCCGCGGTACGTGGCGAAGCTCGCTCGGAAGTACCGCTGTCCGGTGCTGGTCGATGGGCGCGGCCCCGGGGCGGCGCTGATCCCGGACCTGGAGGCGGCCGGCGTTCCGCTGACGATCGCCGACACCGGCGACGTGCTCGACGCCTGCGTCGGGCTCTATGACCGAGTGCAGCAGGGTCAGGTCGCGCATATGTCGTTCGACGAGCTCGATACGGCGGTTGCCGGGGCGCAGAAGCGCGAGGTCGGCGACACGGGCCGCTGGGCGTGGGGTCGGAAGGCCTCGACCTCGGACGTGTCGATGCTCGAGGCCGTCACATTGGCCGCCTGGCACGTGTGGAACCGGCCGGACTACGACGTACTCGATTCGATCCTGTGAGAGAGGACCGCCGAATGACGACCGTCCTCGACATCCTCGGCATCGCGTGTCTGGCCGTCTTCGCCGCCTTCATCTGGCTTCCGGCGGCGCTGCTGGTGGCCGGTGTCGCGTTCCTGCTGATCTCCTGGCGGGCCTCATGAGTCTCCTGTTCGGGCGCTCCGAGACACGGGCTATGGATCCGTGGTTCGCGAACGGCGACGACGGGCCCGGCGTCCGCGCGGTGTCTCCGGAGCGTGCGGTCACGTTGCCATACGTGTTCGCGGCTTTGCGGCATATCGTCGACTACGGGTCGACGTTGCCGATCGACTGCTTTCGCCGCAAGGACGAGTCGACGCGCGAGCGGATCACGCCGCCGCAGCTGATTCGCGGTCTCGATGACCTAGGTCGCCCGGGGTCGGTGTCATGGCTGGGTCAGGGATTCTTCGGGATTGCAGCGCGCGGTAACGCGGTCGGCTGGGTCTCCGACGTCGACGGGAACGGCCTTCCGACCGTGGTGAACTGGCTTCGGTCGTCGGACTGGTCCTTCGACGAGACGACCCGGCAGTGGTACGCCTTCGGCGCCCCGGTGCCGTCGTCGCGGATCTTTCACGTCCCGTGGATCGTGCCTGATGGCTGCACGCTGGGTCTGTCGCCGCTGGGTCTGTTCATCGCAACCATCAAGGCGGGCCTGTCGGCTCAGGACTACTCCGACATCGCGCGTGGCGGTGGCATCCCGCCGAGTGTTCTGCGGAACACGGCGAAGACGCTCAGCCCGAAAGAGGCCGGGGTTGCGAAGGCCCGCGCGAAGGCTGCGTTCGCTCGCGGGGAGCCGTTCGTCACCGGCAACGATTGGGAGTTCGAGGCGACGGCGATCCCGCCGAATCATGCCCAGTTCATCGAGACGCTGAAGTTGACGGCGAGTCAGATTGCGGCGATCTACGGCATCGACCGGACCGAGATCGGCGGAGAGGCTGCGAACTCGCTGACGTACACGACCGAGGAGCATCGGCTCATCAACCGGGCCGCGAACATGACGCCCTACATCGAGCGGATCGAGCAGGCGATCAGTCGGCGCTTGCCGTCGAAGCAGTTCGTCAAGCTGAACATCGACGCGAAGATCCGCGCGGACATCAAGACCCGGACGGACGTGATCGGCGAGCAGTTGGCCGACGGTCGTCTGTCGCTGAATGAGGCTCGGGCGCTCGACGACATGCCGCCCGTCGCCGGCGGGGATCGGCACAACATGCCGGCGCCTGTCATGCAACCCATCACGAGAGCAGAGGAGACACCATGACCGACGCAGAGCGGCGGTTCACGTTGGTCCCGGTGGAGATCCGTGCGGCCGGCGCCGAGAAGCGCACGATCGGCGGCTATGCCGCGAAG